CAATAACTTCAGTTTGTCCGTTGCGTCTTTTAATGGAATGTTCGCAAACTTGATATGCTATATCTTCTCGAGTGTCGTAGCCTACGTAAATTTTCATTTTCCCTTTTTAACAATTTTATGTATGTCTTGCCAATTACTTACTCTGGTAATGTTGGGGTGTCTATATTTTTTGTTATAAGGATGACTAATGAATAATACTTTTAAGCCATATTTTAAACCTGCTAATGCATTTGTCCATTTATCTTCTACAAAATATAATCCTGTACCATGGAATTCTGCAAGAACATCGTCTTTATCTTGTCCAGTGTCGAGTATATGAAAGTTATAAAAAGTATCCTTACCAAATAGTTCTTCTAATCTTCTTTTACGTAATTCTTGTGCAGGAACATCAGATGTTTGTGAGCTAATTGGTATAAATGTCCAGCCCTCTGCGTGTAATAGTTTTACCCAAGTTTGCGAGTCAGGCATTGGGGGTTGTGTTGCCATCCAAGCACTTTTATTAAATTCTCGAATTGCAATTTTAATATCATCAGACGCCTCGCTATAATGTTTGGTAGATTCAAAGATTTTTGCATAATATACAAATCTTTTTCCCATATCGTATTCAGATTTATAATTTTCTTTTAATTTGTGTCCACGAGATATCATCCATTTAGTAAAATGATTTTCCCATTCTAGTAATACGCCGTCTACGTCTGTAAGGATTATTCTATTTGATATTGGCATCTTCCATCCCTGCTACACGCAATTTAACAATGTTTGTAAGTTGCCATTGTTTTTGGTCTAGTCCTTTGGTAATGCCTAACCATTGGTTTCTTAAAAGTGCAAAGTCATTTATAATTTTTGCCATATCAACAACATCGGCTTCACCGTCAACATATTTGTCAGCATCTCTGCTGGTTAGCTTTTTATTATAACTTTCTAAAAAATTTCGAAATGTTTTAGATCTTAACCTACGATATTCAATATTTAAATATTCTAGGATTGCTTCGATTTCTTGTAATTGATTAAATCGGTGTTCAACTACTCCGGGCATTGTTGCAGATGCTTTTTCTAAATTACCCCAAATAGAACATTCTTTTTTTGCTTGTAATAATTCAGTTTCAAAGTGTTTAATACAGTCTGGTATTTGTTGTATGTTTTTGCTTACTTCAGTATACCAATTCACCATCATCTCCGTATTCGTCTTCGTCTTCGTCTTCTTCTCCACCATACACAGATTCTACTGCTTCTTCTAATTTTGGATCATGATCGGATGATGCTTTAATTTGATCAGTGTCAACATCAAGAAACTTTAATGTACTAACAAAGTCAACTGCGGCATCCGATTTTTGTCTGTCTGGTATGTAAAGAGAAAATGAGTTCCAAATACGTTCAATGTCTTCATGCGTCATGTCTATCATCAATTTCTTCCTTAAGGTTTGTTGATAATTTATCATAGTTGTCCATCAACATCAATAATTTATCTCCAACCCAGGATTTTCGGAACTCAATATGTTCTTTTCCTTTAGAATCTACGTATTTTAACCTGTTTCCTGTTTGTACTAGTACCCCTTTTTTCTCAAATAATTCAACTAATCCCGAAAATGGATCCATACCCGTGTCATACGGTATCTTAACTTGTACTGATTCAAACGGTTTTGAAAAACGTGTTTTCATTACTTTACAAGCCGCTCTAATACCCCTAACGTCAGTAATTTTATTACCTTTTTCGTCTTCTTTAAGTTTTAATTTCTTCATTGCAATCACAATACTTGATGCATATATAAATCCTTGTCCACCAGATATTTTATCATCAGGATTAAACATATCTTGTGATGCATAAGTGTGATTAGTTGCTATAAGTCCTACGTTCCAACTACCAAACATATTAACACAGTTTCTTACAAATGCTGTTAAGGCTTTGGGTTTTCTACCTAAGTCACCTTTCATTTCACCTTTTTCAAACTGATCAACATCGGTTGGTGTTAATAACATACCCAAACTATCAATTACAATTAATACTTTAGGTGCATTTTCTTTATCGTCGGCGTGTTCGTCTTTATAACCTTTCATAAAGTCTGAAACAGTTCTTGCTACGTCATCTACCATTGATAAACTTAATCTTAAAAGTTTATCTTCGCTAGTATCAACACCAAGGGCTTCAAGCCATGATTGGTCTAATGCATTTTCAGAATCGATTAGTATTACATAGATGCCTTGTTTTTGTGCATTACGCACTAAATTGCCTGATGCTATAAATGATTTACCTGAGCCAGACTCACCTGCTAGTACTGTTACTTTGCCTAGCGGAACACCTTTGTTGAAGTCTCCACTTATTAAATAATTTAACGCATAGTTTCCTGTGCTTATCCAATCCGTTGGATCATTAAATCCTATGCCAAGTCCTTGTATGGACTTTGTTATGCTTTTTCTAAATTTTGTTACGTCAAACGGTTTAACCATAATCACTTTCTATTTTAGCATACAAGGTCCTAATCGTCAATATAAATTAAGACCTTGTATTTTGGTTATTATTTTGCCTGTCTTGATCTGATTAATTTCAAGATGTCTTCTGCTCGTTTGGCACTATCACCTGTTGGTTGTGCTGTTGGAGCCGACGCTGTTACCGTTTCTGCAACTTTTACTTCTGCATTTACCGGGTTAGCAGTCTTCTCAACTGGAGCAGGTCTACTTGCTGTTGGTATAGATACTCTACCTACACCTGCAGGTCTAAAGTATTGTCCATACTTCTCAAGATCATAAGACTCACCCTCAACAGATTTTTCAAATAATTCTTTAATTATTTTTACTTCTGCTTCAGATGGTTCTTTTGGTCTATAGTCTGATAAGTTATGTAAACCAAACTTATCAATAGATGCTCTTTCCGTTTCGTCTAGAGCTCTTTCTCTTCTTGACCATTTAGATGTTGAGTAATCAGCATAACCACCTTTAGAAGTTTTGTTAACTCTAAAGTCTACACCTTTTACATAATCAGTTGGTAACTCTTCCATTTCTGGATCAAGTAATGCCGATCTAATTATATTAAAGATTTGTGGTCCAATTATAAATCTTCTAATTGGGTTTTCTGGAGTTGCATCTTCGTTTAATGGATTTTGTACAACAAAGCCTTGGAATATATAACTTTTTTTCTTCCAATACTTTCTGCCCATGTCCTCCATTGATTTGTCTTTAAACCAAGGTCTAACTTCTGTTAGAACCGGACAAGTTTTTCCGTACATTTCCATACACGGTACTTGCACCTGGATTGGTCGAGAATCACTTTGACCTTTAATACCTGCAAAAGGTAGTTTGATCATATTTCTCTCAGTCCAGAAAAAAGTGTTAGTAGTATCCTTATCGGGTAAGAATCTAATAACTGCTTCGTGTCCTTCCTGTATGTTCCAGTGTGGATAGATGGCATTGTCGCCACCTGTTGAAGAAGTGGAGCGATTCACTTCTTGGGATTTTAACTTCGCTCTTATTTCAGCCAATGTAGCCATAATGTAAGCCTCCTTATTTGCCTATGTTTGTTTTGCCTAAATATATTAAGCTTCTTAATATACTACTATATTTATCTAATAATGTCTAGTAAAAAATCTTATTTTTATTGAAAATAAAGAATGGATAATCAAATTTAAAAGTATAGGTACCATTATATGACAAATAGCCATGAGTTTTTTCAGCTTTTCCGTCGTCAGTAATGTAAGATCCTATTGTATCAAATTGATTAGTAGAGTCTTTGGTAATTTGACATTGTATATCTTTCACAATAATAAATATATCTTCTGTAATTTTATTTCCTTTTAACACAGTATCGCCATCATTTTTGTTTTCTAAACTAATCGATAATGTGTTTGTACCTATAACAGGTTTTAACTCAAAAGAATTCTTATTATATTCTCCAGTATGAATTATTTTGTTATTAAAAATAATTTTGCCTGCAGGACATTTATTGGTTTTTTTACCAATTTCAATATTAAAATTAATCATTTTATTTTTTATTTTCGTTCCAGGCCTGGATTAATCGATTAGCAGTTGCCTTCTTTGTATTATATCTATATTCTGTCATGTATCCGTGATCATGACAATATTCGATTAATTCAGTCCACCAAGTTATCCTATTAACAAACGTGTTAGTTGGATTTTGTTTACTATACCAATAATCATATATTAATCCTACTCCGGGTTTTATATCTTCCCAGGTAATTTCTAGTTGTCTAGCATGAGTATCATATAATGGAGATCCTGGTAATAAATGTAATACCCCAACTGGATTAACGATCATTTTTGGAAATGGAATATCTTTATATTTTTTTACTAACGCAAGTGTATCTTCAAAATCTTTTCTTGTTTCAGTAATATAGCCAGTCATTATATTCCATTCTTGAGTGATACCAACGTTATAAAGACTTTCAATCATTAAATGTAAATCATCGTTTGTAAATTTTTTCCTCATATGATTTCGTACAGCTTCACTGCCAGATTCAACACCAACAATAACGTGTTTGCAACCTGCTTCGGCCATAAGATGATAATCCTCGTTAGTAGTTTGTCCTTCCGGTCGTGCTATATATTCACCATAATAACTTATTGTTCGTGGTAGTTTTTTTGCAAGTGCTGTATTCATTTGTCTAAATGCTTTCATTGATCCGTTTATTAATGAATCAGATAACATAAAATTTGTTATTCCTTGTTTTTCATATATTTCAATCATTTCCTCAGCAACTTTATTACCGTCTTTAAAAACAAATTTCGGTTCAAATGAAAATACATCACAAAATGTACATCTTCTCACACATCCTTTAGAACCAGTTATAGTAGCCGCAACACCTTGTTTATACAAAACTGATTTTTGTTCAGCTGAGAGAAAATCATTTGAAGCGTTTTTATAAAGATCTAATTTATAATCAATATATGATGGAGTAGGTAATTGGTTTAGGTCTTCGGCTGTTAATTGTACTTTAGTATTAAATTTTCCTTTTTTATTATTAAGTAGAATATCAATTAACAAACTTTCACTTTCGTTTATTATAATAGTATCACATAGTCCAGTTTCTAGTAGTACATCTGGCATTTTTTTATTATTTCTGTAAGAACCGTTAGTATTATCATCTTTACTAATACCTTGTCCACCAAGTATAATTTTTTGTTCGGGTTTATTTTTTTTTATATAATAACAAATATCGTGTGTAAATGTTAAACTTTGATAACTTAATAATGAAAATCCTATCCAATTAGCATTTAAATTTATTAATTCTTTTGCTTTTTCTTCCACCCATTGATGATACCAGTCATATGCTTCAATAGACATTTTAGAAAAATGCATTAGATATTGTTCCACATCAACAGCAATTTTTTTATTAAAATATGCGATTTGTAATTCTATATTGTAATCTAATGTTGTAGTTTTGAGGCCATTTGCATCACATATAGCTTTTAATAATGCAGGCGCCATGGGCATAGCATCAATTTTTGAAAATGGATTAAAAACAAATACTGCGTGATAGTTCATTATACCTAATTATACAGTATTTAAATTAAATCGTCGAGTGTAAAAAATTATTGGTAATTTGCTAGTTGAGTTATTCTTTCGACTTCGCCTTCAACACCAGCAATATTAAACCCTGTATCTTCTTTTGCTACTTTAGATTTAATTGCTTCTACTATTTTAGTTCTTGATTCGTTTAATGATTCTTGTTTCTTAGATGAATCTCCTCGAAGTTTGCTAAAGTTTTTTGACAAATAATTCATTGCGTCTTTAGGATTATTTGTTTTATATGTCGATTTACCATCTTTGTCTAATACATCATGAACTGTCTTGCCATCGTCACCTTTGTACATAGACACATAAGGTTTAATATCTTCAAATTTTAAGTCTTCTCCTGCAAATGCTTTTTCTTTAGGTGCTGGTTCTTGTTTAGGATTAATTGTATCATCAACCCATTCTTCAAATTCTGCTGTTTCACCTTTTGCTTTTTTGTCTAATTTTGGATGTGCTTTTGGTTTAAATGCACCAGCATCCATTCTTACTTCTTCTGCATATGCAGGATCTTTTTGCATTTTTTTATAATCGTCAATATATCTTCGTGCAAGTTGAATCGCAATTGATTTATTTTTTGGCCAATCGCTATCTGGATCATTAAACAATTCACCTTCTCTTTCTAAACCGTCAGCAACTCTAGATGCAAAGTTGGCAACTCTTTCTTCGTTGGCATCTTGTGTAAGCATTCTAGACGCTATGTCTGAAAGTATTGAACCTAACATTGTGTTATTATTAGTAAATTTTGTTACAGATAACATTTTATCTGCCGATTCGTCTTTTCTTAAAATTAATTTTTTGTTTGGATCAGTTAAAAATCCTTGTACTATTGCTCCGTGGTCTACAATTGGTTCTACTTTTGCATCTTTATCAGTTGGATCTGGTTCATATTCTTGCATAATGTTGTGAATTAATGGTAAAACATCTTCAACTCTGTTGTCAAGATGTTTCATTGTAAATTTTTCTCTATATGCACTTCGTTCATCATCACTTAATTCTGCAACTGCTGATGGTTTAAAGTTTTTAAAAGTTTCATCATAGTGTGATTGTTTGTTTAGGCTTCTCATATATTGTCTTAAATTTTCTAATTTTAATTTTGTTTGTTCAATTATGTCACCAGCATTATCATTTAATTGATCTTTATGAGAAACATATCTAGAAAACGAATTTAATTGTGCAATATTTTCTGATGTTTTGACAATGTGTTGCCCAAATTCATCATGTGGTCTTCCACCGTTAGCAACGTGCCTAGTCATTGCTCTTGCACCTGCTAAATGAGTAATTGGATATTTAAATCTTTCACCATCTTCATTTTCAATGTATAATGAATTAATATGTCTTGATCTTGCACCAGGTACGTTTTCGTCAACTGGTCCTGAATGTCTAATTATTAATCTTGTTTTATCTAGGTTTTCGTATGAAGATCGAGTTGTACCAGTCATACCTTCTTTAACTGCCTCGTTTGCTCTTTTTAATGCATCAGCAACATCTGGATGTTGTGATAATCCTTTTTTAAGTTTATCAATAGTGTTTGATGCTCCGGTGTAGTTGCCACCTTTGTATCGTTTATCAAAAGCAATACCTTTTGCTTGTTTAATTTCTTTATCAGTAGGTTTTTGTTTGTCTTCGGTTTCTTTAACACCTGCTAATGTTGTAATTCTGTTTAATTCTTCTGACATTGTATCAGTATTTACCGTTGCGTTCGTATCTGCTAGGTTCTTATAATCTTGCTTCGTTAGGTTCGATTTAGTAATATCTCTAACATCAAATCTTAATGAATGTTCCACTGCAAAGTCTTTTAATTCTTTTAAAAAAGCATACCATTCATCTCTGCTGTCATCGTCGATTTTTTCTACTAAATCACGGTTATAAAACACCTTCATATTTTCTTCATCAGCAAGTGATATACTTACACGTCCATATGTATCAGCATCTTCCTTAAATTCAAAATCAAAGAATACAGCTTGACTGGGATCTGCTGTAGGTTGACCTGTAGGATCACCTATTTCTATGTTAGAAAATTGCGATCGTATTTTGTTAAACAAGTCAGATGATGTTTTTGGGTTCATATAGTGTATTTATTATCCGTATAGGTTTGCGAAGATTGGCATTGGTGCAGTCCATTCAGATGTTCTATCAGTCCATTTTTCGAATATTTTAGGATCAAAATCTGCAAGTACTTTTATCATACGTGTCATTAATAAACAAGCACTAACTAAATCGTCGTGTTGTCCTGGTTTAGCTTTATAACTCATACCTATTGCAACAAAATCCTTTAATTCTGTTATAAGCAATTTAGAGTTAATTTGTAGTTTGTTATTTTCTACAAGTTCTTTAAATTTTGTACAAGCATCAATTTTATGTTTTGCAGTAGTATTAAATCCTCTTCTAAATTTTCGTCTATGTCCTCTTCTAATAGGTTCTGATAAGAACATACCTATAATATTTTCTTCGCCAATATCCATAACTCTTAAAAGTGCCGCCTCACCAATTGCATTATTTTCCATTGAATAAAATATTTGTGGAGTAGCACCTGCATCTTTCTCTATTATAGTGTCATGTATATGTTTGGTAATTCCTTGTAATATTCTAATTTGCTGATTCATTGGTGTTTCATTATGACGCCATTCTGCAACTTGCTCAAATGTTGGCAATTCAAATACTTGTATAGCCGCATAGTCGCCACCTGTACCCATGCTTGGATCTAATGATACCATATATGTATGTCCTGGTGTGGGTCTTTTATACCAACGTACCTGTCCTGTACTTTCTATAGGAAGAGTACCTTCCATTTCTGCTAATGTTGTAGAGTTAATTAATGTTTCATCAAAGATTATAAACTCACATTCGTGTTCTCGTCTAAATCTTTCCTCACCTATTCTTGCTTTTTCAGTTTCTGCCCACTTATCATCTCGTTCAGGATGTTCTGACCAGTGAGCTTTCATGGCATAGAAGCCATTAGTTCCTACAATTTTATCATTGCCGTATTCATCGAATTTTTTATTAGCTTCTTTCCAAATTAACGCAAATTGATCTTCATCAGAGTTTGGAGTTGATGTAATCATACACTTACCTCCTGTTGACAAGGTAGGAGATAGTGACGTCCAAAATTCTTTTGCTTTATCTGGTGGTTGGAGGAATGCAAACTCATCACAATATATCATTGTTAAAGACATACCCCGCCCACTATATACAGTTGTAGTAGTTGCTATTATTTTTGAACCATTGTCAAATTCTATAGAATTTCTATTGTATTGCGTTACTCCAGCTTTAATCCATTCAGGTAACATTTCGTATGAAAATCTTACACGTGACATAATGTCAGACGCACCTGCGTATTTGTGTGCCGCAATTAATATAGATGAATCTGGATGGAACATAGCATACCAAATAATATATCCTGCCGCACAGGTTGTTTTACCTGTTTGTCGTGGTAGCATTGATACAGAAAATCGATAATTGTTATATGATTCAATTAATCTTTTTTGAAAAGAATAAGGATGAAAAGCCATTTCACCTTTAGTTGGATGTTGTATTCTCATAAATGTTTCCATGAAATACAACGGTCCAGTCTTTGTGTTCATACACTGTTCGAGTTGTAAGACTTGTTCTTTGGTATATTTGTGCTTTTTATGGGCACGTTTTACCTGTTCACTGTCTAACGATACATACGCCATAGTGTTGTATTTAAGGCTATTTTATGTTAAGAAAACTAACTGTTTATGTCAGGTTTTTGTAAATTAACGGCGCAAGGTCCTTTTGCCGCTATATCTACATCAAATGTTAATTGTTCACCTTCTCTCAGGTTGGGTATACCTGCGGCTTGAAGAGCCGTTCTGTGAACAAATACATCTTTTTCGTTGTCTTCTCTGGCAATAAAACCAAATCCTTTGGTTCCATTATACCATTTTACTTTTCCGTTTATGCTCATATTTGATTGTTTTTATTTTTTGTCAGCAACAGCTTCTTTCTTTACTTCTTCTTCTTCTTTTGGTTCTGCTTTTGTTTCAGCAACTTTTGTTGCTTCTTGGTAAGATTTTTTAAAGCCTTCGTATTGTGTTCTTAAACTATTGGCTAAATCTTCTTCGCTAATTTTATCTTCGGCGGCAAGTGGATTGTCACCTGGATATTCTTTTCTTACTTGTTGTTTTTGTTTGTTTAAGCCACCTGAATGAACGTTCACTAATGTGTCAAGGTCGTCAACTTTTTCATCTGGTGCATTATCCCAAGTTTCTTCTGCTTGTTCATCATTATCATTTTTAGAGATTATATCTCTCATATTACCCATTCCTTGTGAGCCAATTGCATCGTCACCAGAGCAAACATTACAATCTTGTGGTGCGTGATCTTGTTCGCCGTCGTTGTTATGATCGTGATCGGCATCATTAGTTGGTACATCTGCTGTTGGTTCTTCTGCACCAATCATATCAGGTGTTACTTGTTGTACACCTGCAAGTTTTAAAATTTGCATTAACATACCTGCTTCTTGAGGTGTGTCTGCAGACATTGTAATTGCTTCTTTAAGGGGTTTTTTATCTTCTTTTTTCATTGTTTCTGTATTTAGTTCTTTTGACTCCGCTCGTCCACCTGATTTTACAAATAGATATTGTTTAAACTGTTCTAGGTAATCTTTTGCATCGTCACCTTTTCCAGCACTTATAGTATCTTGAATCATGCTAATAACATCTTCTTCAGTTGTCATTCCATTTATATTAAGAGTATCTTCTTCAATTTTTGGTTCTTCTGCAGTTGCTTCTTCATCAGTAGCTGTGTCCATCATGATATCGTCTGACACTTGATCTAATGCTGTATGGGCCGAAGTTTTAGCATCATCGGATATAGGTAATTCCATAACCATATCTCTTAATGCTTCAAGAGTTTGTATAGCTTCTCTTTTAGGATTTGGTGCTTCTTTTATTGGTTGTTCTTCTGCTGGTGCGTCCATATTCATTTGTGTATCTACATCGTGTGGAATATTGTCTTCTGGATCAGGTTCATATTCTGCTTTTGCTTGACCGTTGTCATCAAAATCATCTTGTACCATTTTTATTGCAGTTTCAATTTCATATGATTCTGGAAAAGGAGCTGATGCTCTTTGTTGTTCTAATGATTGTAATACATCTTGTTTAGGTGCCGAAAGATTGCCGTCTTGATCAACATATTCACCAACTTTTTCTTGTGCACCAATATGTACGTCTGACATTCCGCCTTCTTTTATTGATTCTTTTTTGCCTTTAGATTTATTATAAGATGACCAAGCAACTGCATAAGGATTGTCTACTTTTCCTTTTAATGCTTTTACTTGTTTTTCTCTTCCTGGAGGTGCAACTTCGGTTTTTGGATTAGTTGTTGATTCTACACTTTTAATTGCTTTTGCAACTTCTGGAGATTTGTTAGTAATTTCTTTTAGTTTTTGTAAAACGTCAACCATTTCCATAATTTATTCTCTGCAAGTACAATTTTCACAAGTACAATTTTCACACTGACAATTTGGATTATTACAAGGCATAATTATTTTCTCTTTGGATCCGGATGTGGATTTGTTGTTTTTGTAAATGGAGAATCTGCTGGTGAGTCTTCTTTAGTTGTAATATTTTCTTTTTCTTTTGGAGTTTCTTCCTTATTAAGATCTCTGTCTTTTAATAATTCTTTTAACAAACTCATGTTTGCTTTCGTAGAATGAAAATCTTCTGCATTTACTTTAGGTGCGTCTTTATATTCTATGTCATGAAGTTTATTTTTGTATTCTGATTTAGTTGCATTTGCAATTGTTTCTTGATATTCTTCTGATGGTTCTCCTGGTTTTCTTACAACTACACAAGCTGGAGAAATTCTCATATAATCAGCAATATATTCTCTTAATTCATTTACTGCAACTGGATAAGAAGTTTGAAGATCGAAAATTGTAACAGATTCATTTTTTATTGTTGGAAAGTCTAAAGGTAGCGATTGTATTGGAGTTTTCTTTCCTGCTGATAATTTTTGTATTTCAAATTTTTGACAAGCAGTTTCCAAACGATTAGCGAAGCCTTTTTCAATATCACCCGCTATTTTGATTTTATATTCATAGGTCTTAACTGATTCTGTTAGATATTTTGTAAACGTGCTCATATTAGTACTATTTAGTCTTTATCTTCACTCTTGGCGTCATCTGTTTTAAGCAACTTCTTCATTAATTCGTTACGATCTGATATAACAAATCCGTCACTTTCTTCAATAGTACCCAAGTCGTCTTTACCTGTTTTGTCTATTTTTAGCTTTTTAAGTTGTAATTCCACCATTTTTAGTTTTTTGTCTATTTTAGAGCCTTTTGCATCTATGGCATTACGTAACATAGTACTTGCAACCTCAAAAATACGTCCTGAATAACGTGAGTCTACGTTCATACCCAAGTCCATTAAATTCTTATATGATTCTTCTGCCTCGGTTGCTAATTTATCTAATTCTAAATCTGACAGTTCTCCTAGTCCTTTTACTTGAGGTAATGAGGCCGCAATTTTATCAAATTCAGCATATGTTTTTTCTAAATTTTTTGCAGTAATTGGATCGACATTTTTAGGTACAGTACCATTTATTTGTTTAGTTTCTTTTTCTTTTTCTTTTGCATCTACTTTAGCAAATGCTTCTTTAACGTTTGGTAAATTTAATATGTCTTCTAACTTTTTAGTCATTTTGATTATTTACGTGTACCTTGATGGAATAATTGGTCTTCTGATACTACTCTAAATATCATTTTATTTTGTCGAGCATAGGCAGAAGCGGCCTCCCATTTAGCACGATTAATTATAACTTGTTTCTTTTTGCCCATACTTTTACCAGCAGATTCTAGAGAAGTCTGGGACAATGGCTTAACTTCAACCATTTCGGCGTGTTTACGCCCTTCTTTGTCCATGTAAACAATGAAAAAATCCGGTACATAGATTGTATACTTGCCTGTTAATGGGTGCCTATAAGGTATTTTTATTGATTCACTAGCCCATTTATATACGTTAGGATGTTCATCACATAATCTCATAAATCCGTGTTCCCAACTACTTCTATAAGTTGGCGTTTTTAGTCCAACATATTTTTCTGGATTTTTTAATGAAAATTTTCCTTTAGCAAATCTTGGTATCATTAGTCTAGAATGTTTCTAGACACAGTATCTTTCGTTGTACGAGTTTGCCTTACTCCTAATCTACTTGATTTATATCTATTGGCATTTAATATAATTGTTATTAATTCAGAAAGTTGAGCTGGAGAGGAGACTGTAAGTTGATCTAAAATTTGTTGAGGACTTACCGAATCTATTTTTGCTTGTTGTAAAATTATATAAGCAGTTGTTTCGGCCGCACTTCTTGAAAATCCTCTTTTAACAAAAAAGGCAATTGCCGCGTCATATTCACCAACGTTAAATTGAAATTCTTCTTGATAATTTGATGTAGTTAATTTTTCAATTGTTTTATCTAACTGATTTTTATCTTTAGGAGGTAGGTTTGTATAAGAATTTGCCATTATAAGTTTGCCTTTTCAGTTATAATAGATACGTTTTGTGTATCTCTATTAATTTTTATATATCCTTCTGTTACAAGTTTACGAATATCTGTATTTGCTTTAGCTCTATATACTGTTTTTGTTGTATCAAGAGAGCCTGAATATTCTATGTCACTTTCTGCTACTGTTAAACCTTTTCGAGAACCAATGTCTTTATAATATATACCTGCCGCGATTGCATCTCTTACGGTTGTGTTTGTTGTTATAAGAGTATAAGATTCATCTGGTGTAAGAAAATTTACAGTATCTAATTGTGGAGCCGATATTACTGTTGTATTTTGTCGATTTTTATTATCGACTGTACCTTTTGCAGTTGCAAGAGTTAGTGCTGTTGCCGCCACGGCGCCAACTGCAAAAGAACCAACAGGATTTGTAATTGTACCTGCTTGTTTGCCAACTTCTAAAACACCTTCTTTAACAATTCCTTTTAATTCTTCTTTGACCGCTGATTTTTTCATTTTTTTAGCATTATTATATGTGTTTGACGCACCAATAATTGCACCTAAAATATTTCCTTCTCTAGCCATACCTATTACAGAACCAATGCCATCCACAACACCCCCAGGACCAAAAAGAGAATTTGTACCTTTACCTAATACACTTAAAGGTGAAGGCTCATTATCATAGTGTAATGTAGCCCATCCTGTTATTGCCGATTTTCCAACCACTCCTGCTTTGTATCTTACAGTTTCATATAAAACTTGCATTGTATTTTGCATAATACCAGTTCCATCTGCTTGGTCTAAATTGTCATGATTAAATGAACCAATAACAGGATTAATCAATCTAAATGATGTAAATCTTTGTTTGTGTAATACAAAAATTTCAATATTTTTTATAAATGGAAGTTTACTTTGTTTAGGAGTATCTAAACCCCACTTTGTAGTTTTTCTATTTGTTGTATAATAATCATCTTTAGCATATTTTTCTGCAAGTTCTTCATTAAGATGTACTGAATCTGCAACATTATATTCATAATATTTTTTCCAAAAAGCATTTACAGTATCAGCATGATCATCATGAAATGTAATGTTTATAGGATCATATGCGATACGTGTTGCTGTATACATTTTTTTATTATATTGAGTTTTTTCCTCTATGTTCATATTGTAACGAGGAAGTTCACAGCTTTTTACTAGCATATTCAATTCTATTAATTCATTAGGAGTAAATTTTCTTTGAGTTACAACGTCATTAAGTGTTAATACTACATGAAAGAGAAATTTTTGTTTTGGTGCAAGTTTAAAATGATCGTCAATATATAATCGTGAAGCATGACGGAAATCCTTCATTCCTGGAAGGCCGTCTTGAAATCCTTTAAGAAAACTATTAATACTTGGCATACCCTTGTATTTATAGCCATAAAAAAAGCGCCGTTAAAGGCGCTTCTTTCATTATAATTGCAAGTTAAATTTTATTGTCCACCACCTGTTGCTAGTGTACCGATTGTTCTTGATACTGCTGTACCAATTCCTGTACCTTGTGGTGTTTGTATACAGTTGTCGTATCTTATAGACATTGTAATTGTTGCTGGATCAGAAGTTGCATATGCTAGTGTATTATAGTTTACGTTTTCAACATACGCACCATATAATTCAAATGTTTCTAATACGTTTGGTGTAGATGATCCACCTCCACCGTCAAGCATTTCAATTCTAGTTGTAAATTTGTAATCAATACCAGATGCCGCACTTGATTGTTCAAAGAAATCAAATTGTTTTTGAATTTGTTCGCCAACAAGTTTAGTAACTGAATTATTAACGTCATCTCTTATTGTAATTGTAATTGGATCCCAAACGTGTTTACCTGCCATATAAACTCTTGAGTTGTAAACATCTAATGTTACGTTATCAAAAGTTAAGTTTGGTCTTGTAACATCCATTACTTGTTTTGTAATTTCTGATCTTGGTGTTGATACTCCAAAATTTTCTAGGATACATCTAAAACGATATTGTAGTTTTGGCATCAATAAGCCTTGTGATGCTGAACTTTGATCGTTTGCTAAAGGTACTGTAAATTTTGAAAGTGTTGATATTGCCATAATTTTTATCTCCTAATATTTATCCAAAAATTAGTTCCCTAATTTTGCTATTTCTCCTGTGTTTTTGATTCTTAAAGGTATGTAAATAAATTCAACTGATTTAACTGGTTCAATTGCTATATCAACATACAATTCGTTTCTGTCTATTCTTGTTGCTGTGTTATTTGTTTCATCACAAACTACTAAGAAGTCATATAATGCTCTTTGTCCAACTAGTTCTAAACAGAATGATTCGATTGCACCTTTAATTTCGTTTCTAGTTAATTCATCATTTGGTTCAAAAATAAATGGTTTAGCAATTGCGTCTAATTGACTTCTTAGATACACTGCTAATCTAGAAACATTGATTCTATCTAATGCCGAACTTGCTGATGTTTTTGTTAAGTTACCAAAGTTAACAATTCCTGCTCCTGAGAAGAAAGTAATTGGATTAACTTTGACTGTATGCATCGAATCTCTTATTGACTCTGTAACAGATATTGTTTTAAATTCACCTGAACTTGTGTCAATATATCCAACTGCTGTTGCATTGTCTACTACACCACGTCTTGTACCTGCTGGTGCAAACCATGGATATGAAAGATTATCGTTGTTCGCTAATGTTCTAATCATCATATGTGATGATGGGACAACAATTTTGTTACCTGAATTGTCTGTACTATATCCTGATGGATAAAATACACCCAAGTAATCACTTGCACTTATTAATCCGTCTTCACCGTTATCAGTAGCTCCTGCAGTATTATTTGCCCAATCTTGAATTGCTGTTGCTGTACCTTCTAATCTCATTGGAGAATCACCAATTACAAATGCTGTATAGTTTCGATCAATGTTTAAGTTGATCATATTTTGTATCGCTTCTGGATAACCAGGACAAGCAATTACGTTAAATCCTCTTTGATCTTCTCTTATTGCTTGGTTAGTATCTATTTCAGATTTTAATTGTTTTATAACAACTTGTCTTTGTGCTTTTCTTCCAAAACATCCAGAGCCATCAGGTTTGTTAGTTGATTTTGTAATCCATCTATCAGGAAAGTAACCTGCAACTGATTCGTTGTTGTATCTAATGTTACCTAATCCATTTGATCCTGAACTTGGATATTTTGTAGTTGTTATATAGCTGTTTTTGTATTCCTTAACATTGTAACCAGAACGTCTTGTATTCCATAACATTATACCTTGTGGATATAAAGCTGGATTTGGAGCATCTGGATCTAAGAAATTATCACTTAATAAATTTTTAATTGAAGATGCTGTTCCCGCCTGTGTACTATTATTTGCATTTTTTTCTGTACTTGTTTGCCATCTAGCATCTGCAAAAACAATACCATCTTCTGTTGTTTGATCTGCTTTGTCTACTAGTACCCACGCCGCACCAGTTGTTGTAACTGCTACATTATTAGATGTATTAGTTGAACTTAATGTTGCTGAAGTGTTATATTTGTAAAGTTTTGGATAATTTTCTAAATCGCTTGTATCAATCCATAAGTCATTATCAACAAGACCAGTACCATCTGATTGTGTAGTTGGTGCTGTTGCTGAAAATTGAGGACCATTTGGATCAGTTAATGTATATACAGTTGCATATCCTTTCCAAGTCGTTCCGTTATGTGTCATGATATCTGCTGAATCAATGTTTGTGTCATACCATAATGTACCATCTGTTGGTTCATTACTTGGTGAATTTATAGATGCTGTGTAAGATAATCTCTTCCAATTAGAAGCCATTACTTCATTACCTACAGTTGAATCTTCTGAATCACCCGTTGGTGTAACATATAAGTTATCAATTAAAGTTGTACTGTTTGCAGTATAAGTTCCGTATGCGTGTGCTGAACCTGTACCAAAACCAACATCATCTAATGGAGTACCTGATGTGTTATTCATTCTAAAATCACCACCTAATGCGTGTGTAATTTTAATTGCACCCGTGTATTCACCTTCTGTAATTTTTGTTGCTGTTAAGTTTGTAAAACCAGCCGCCGCAAATGCTGTTATAAAGTCATCTGCATCACCTAGTGTTGAACCATCTCCAGAAACCATAGTAACTGTTTTAGCAGTATCTAATGCTTCTTGGTTTTTTAATGATTCTCTAACTGTAAATGTTTCACCTGCTGTGGTACTTGGATTAGTATTTCTAGATTGAATACTAGTTGTTCCACCTTCATATCTAAATAATTGTGAATCACCTACATTTGGTGTATTATCTGCTTGTCCATCTACACTTTGTTCAGTTATGTTGTACTGTGTATAAAGTGATCCAACTGCAATAGTTGTTCCACCGTTTGTTGGATCTATATTGTAAATTGCTGAATGATTGTTTGCGTATAATGGTGCACTTACACTTGCAAAAGCCCCACTTGATGTGCTGTAAAGTTTAGCAATCATGTTTGCTCCACTATTTGCTGATGTTGTTTTAGCCCAAACAGAACCATTAGGTCTGTTTTGATCTGCGGTTTTCCAAGTTGGTCTGCTAGTGTGTGCTGATTGTTGGAATCTTGGACCTTTGTATGTTGCCGCTGTAATTCCTAAAGCCGCTAATACTCCATTTCCTTCTTCAAATCTAATTGTATTGAAACCTGCAGTTGAATCACCAAATGCTCCACCATTGTGGAATATTTCTAAGTTACCTGTTGTGCCGTTTACACTTGCAGTAACTCCACCTGCATTAGCAGTGTTGATAGCTGTTGCAACATCGGATAATGCTGTTCCACCAGGTGTTACAGTAATACCGTTAATTGACATTGTTTGTCCACCTGTAACAGTTGTTCCTGATGCAACTGAAACTACTGGATGTGAATTATGCCATGCATTTGATCCTAGATGAACCCAAGTATTTGAGGCATTTTTATAATAAATTTTGTTTGAAACGTGTGTTGTGTTTATAGCATAATCACCTTGTGAACCTACTGAAGTTTTAGGTGCACCTGTGCTAGAGTTTTCAACTAGGTCAGATACTGATGTAATTAAAATTGGTGTTTTTGCTGTAAATTTTTGATTTGTTTGTGACCATTCAAATAGTCCAAAACTAGAAGTTGCAAGGTCAAACCAATATGTTCCATCTGATGGGTTTGCAGTTGGTGATGTTGCACTTCCGATTAAATCTGTTAAGTTTACATTTGCTCGTAATACGTATGCTCTGTTGGCAAGTCCTAAGAAAGAATATGCCGCTTGTAGTCCCCATTCATTTAATTCATATCCATGTAATGGATTAGATGAAGAGTCTGTATAAAATTTTGGATCGCCAAAGGTTTCTGTTAATTCTCTTTGAGATGAAATTAGATAAGCAGTGTTGGCATTGGCAGTTGTTGTTCCATCCGCCGTGCCTGATCCTGATCCTGGTGCTTTATCTTGTCCTGATGCTACTATAAAAAGTGGTGTTGTACCCGCATCTGATGGTACATAGAAACTTTCATTTATTACTGAAACTTCTACTCCTGGTGATGTTAATGCCATATTATCAATTCTCCTTGCAAGTCGTGTATTACTAGAACTATTTATTACATCTTACGTAAAATATGACTTTATTTTACTAATTTTGGTACCTATATAGGTTACGTAAATACAATTGTATATTATATATAGGTACCAAATGTTAAGATCTATTAAACCATTTATAGGCACCAGGCCGTTATGTAAACAGTGTAAAGTAAAAGTTAGAGCTATGGGTTATAGACGAGGAAAAAAAGTTTATTGGCGTAGTTTATGTGATACTTGTATTCGAAAAAAGAAAAAGCTTCGTATAGGTGGTGTAACGCCATTACAACGTTCAGGTTATAGAAAGAGAAGTAACTGTGAATTATGTGGATTTAAAGCACAAGAACCTTTACAACTAGATGTGTTTTTTGTAGATGGTAATAAAAATAACTGTGCTTTTCACAATTTAAAAACGGTATGTGCTAACTGTCAACGATTAGCTAGTGTTAGGAAGTTACGTTGGAAGATGGGTGACCTTGTAGCTGATCAATAAAATGATCTATATGAGCATTTAATCCTTCTAAACTACTTGTATTATCAATAATATAATCAAAATCAGACCCAATCCAATCCCATTCAGATTGGTGTGCGCCTTGTTTTTGCATTTCTTCTCTAGTAGGTATTTCTTCTCTTTTTACAAGAACAATTACACCACCATGTGCTTTAATAGTTTTAATTTCGTTTTGAAATCGTGTATCAGAAATAACAGTTTTTTCACCTTTGTATCTTCCAATAACAGAATCAACCCATATCCCATCATACATTTGACCACGCATAATTTCAGTACCAAATTGCTGTAATATTATTCTTGGTGTAACTTCTTTACCCATTTTTTCACTCCAAAATTTATCAGGTTGTTCTCGCCAATGTCTACTAGATTCAGTATTACCTTCTAACATTTCTCTGTCCCAATTAAACATTGAGCTAACTGCATCTTTTAAACTTTTTGCAAAACTATCTCTTTTATAACCATGTTTTATCACTAATCTATCTGCAACGGTATCCTTGCCAGAATTAATTGGTCCTACTAATCCTATTAACATTAAATGATTATACTATTTTATAATACGTTTTGCAATCTCTGTTTTTGCTTCAATAACAGCACCAAGAATTTGGTTTCGTAATGTTGGATTTTGTTTGGCTCGTTTGGAGTCAGACTCTAAACTTTTTACCAACTCTTTTAGTTCGGTATAAGATAAATCTTTATAACTTCGATAACGTTTATCGGGTGTAACTTCTACTTTTATCTTCGGCATAGTATCGGTATTTAAAATGAATTGATAATGAATTAACCTATAACAAAACTATGTGGTGTGCCACCTTCTGCGAAATTGTTAATTTCTTGGTCAAGTTTTTCCATATCAGCTAATCCGCCTTGTTTTAGATCAGCACCATTAAGTGATGTACCACCTTGTGGACCAGCAATAGTATTAAATTTACCTCTTGCTTCACCTAACATTACTTTGCATATTGCTAGTGTGTAATCTCTAATCCATGGTTTTGAATAGATGTCTTTAAAGAGTGTTATATCCGGTCTAAAGTTGTCAGTATGCATTAAAACACTTTCGTTATCTGCACGTGGTCTTTGTGTAATTGTAAGTTTTTTAGTTGCTACGTCAAAATGAAATTGAATAAAACTTCCAAATAGTTTTCCAATTAATTCTTGATAAGATGCAAAAGCATAGTAAGTTGCAAGACCTCCAGTTGCTCCCGCTCTTAACAAGTATGTGTTAGTATATGCAAGATTAAACGGTTCAAAAAGTGTTCCACCTTCGCCACCTTCTGTACGAGAGCCAACCGTTCTACGAAATAATTTTCTAACATTAATTACTTCGTCAGGTAAAATGTAAGTATTTTGATTTTCTTTAAGTACTAAAAAAGCATAAGATTCCTCAACTGCGTTTGAAGAACGCTGTCTATATCTATTAATTGCTCTTTCGAGTGCTATTTGGTAGTGTTTAGGGTCTAATTCAACGTCAATCATTCCCTCGCCGAGATTTGCTTTAACGTACTCAAATACTTCTTGTTGACCTGTTTGTAGTTCTGACATACTCATATTTATAGTTCTTTTACTATCTATAAATATAGGTATATGCCAAGATTGTCACTATATAAACCAGAAAAAGGAAATGATTATAAATTCTTTGATCGTACTATTAAAGAGATGTTTACGGTTGGAGGCACTGATTTACATTTCCACAAATATTTAGGACCATATGATCAAAGTGATGAGACTAAAGATGGTGCACCATCACCATCCCAACCACAACGTGCTCAGAGCAATATTAACGAAACTACTATACAAGACTTATTATTTTTAGAAAATAGAGATAGAAAATACTCATCAGATATCTATACGTTTCGTGGAATTTATAATGTGCAAGATATAGATTTTAATCTTTCACAATTTGGTATGTTTTTACAAAATGATACTATATTTTTAACTGTGCATATGAATGATGTTGTTGAAAGAATAGGTAGAAAACCAATGTCAGGTGATGTTATTGAATTTCCACACATGAAAGAAGATTTTTCGTTAGATGCATCTATTCCAATTGCATTAAAAAGATATTATGTAATAGAAGATGTAAACAGAGCGGCAGAAGGATTTTCACAAACTTGGTGGCCACATTTATTAAGATTAAAAATGAAAACGTTAGTAGATTCACAAGAATTTAGAGATATAATTGGTGATGCAACTAATACAGGTTCTCTTGCAAGTTACATGAGTACATATAATAA